GGAGCAGCCGGAGCAGCCGGAGCAGCCGGAGCAGCCGGAGCAGCCGGAGCAGCCGGAGCAGCCGGAAGGCACCGCCTCCGCCGGACCTGACATCGGCTAAATGACCGCTCGGCTTCAGCAAGCCAGGCAAGATGCACGCCGGACGTTGCACGCAGAAGCGTCGCGTCCGGCGCTGCTCATCATCGGGTCCGACGATCCGGTGGACGTGACCGTGCGCATTCACGAGCGGCAGATGTGGGTGGGCGACATTCCCGGCATCGACGCGGCGCGGTTTCACGATACCCAGATTCACATTCGCTTCTGGCTCGACGAACTTGCTGGCGTGCCGCCGCGCAACGCCAAGGTGTCCGTCGCCGATGGCGAAGCCTATCTCCTCGCCGAAGCGCTCGATCCGCACGGCGACACGATCGACGTGGCTGCCACGCAGCTCAGCGCCGCAGACGCCGCAGGTCTCCCGCTACCGGCATGAACGAGGCCTACGCCATCGTGGTGTCCGGACTGGACGCGGCCAACGAGCTCAAGGGCATGGGCGACCGGGTCGAGCTGAACATTGTCCGTGCGATCAACAAGACAATCGCATCGGCCCGGACGACCAGCGCCCGGAAGATCCGCGAACAGGTCAACCTGCCAGCCTCGTATCTCAACCGTCCGGACCGCCTTGGAGTGACGAAGAAGGCCACCCGCGGCGACCTCGAGGCGATCATTACGGGCCGCCATCGCCAGACGTCGCTGGCGCGCTTCGCCACCAGTGGACGCGTCGGCGGCAAGCCGGGCACCCGCATCCAGGTGAAGCCGGGCCTCGCCACGTTCCTGCCGAAGGCGTTCTTCATCCGGCTGCGGTCGGGCAACACGGACGGCGGGCCGGGCAACATCGGGCTGGCGATCCGTCTGCCTGCGGGTCAGCGGCCGTCGAAGGCGTACAAGCCGACGGAGCTCGGGAAGAACCTGTGGCTTTTGTATGGCCCCTCGATCGATCAAATCTTTGACGACGTCGCAACGGACATTTCTCCGGCGACAGCAGACGCATTGGAAGCCGAGTTTCTGCGCCTCATGGATGCGGGTGTATGACCGCCACCGCCCCCTTCCGCCTGCGCGTCCTTCAGGCGCTCACCGAGCAGCTGGAAACCATCCAGCGCACCGCCGACCCGGACAACGGTATTCCCGGCTACGATCTTTCGGGCAACGTGTTTCGCGGCCGAAGCGCGTTCGGCAAGAACGATCCTTCGACGATGCTCAGCATCCTCGAGGATCCGAAGCAGTTGATGGAAGACGAAGCGACGCCGCAGCAGAGCGATGCGGCCCGGACCAACTATGATCTGATCTTGCAGGGCTTCATCCCGGACGACAAGGCCAACCCGACCGACCCGGCGCATTACCTGCGGGACGACGTGAAAGCGAAGCTCTACGCGATCAAGGACGCAGGCTCGGGCTTCGGCAAGCACAACACCATTCTGGGTTTCGGGCCGCAGAAGCCATGCGTGGCCGAGATGCACATCGGCTCAGGCGTGGTGCGTCCGCCCGACCACGAGGTTTCGGACAAGGCCTGGTTCTTCCTGCCAGTGCGGCTCTGCCTCGTGGAGGACGGAGCGAACGCTTTTACATGATCGAATCAACAATGTATTGATTTCTAGCACGGAGGTTGACCGAGATGGTATCGAATACGGAGACCAAAAATTATACGATCGGCCGCGGCGATCTGCTGTTTGCCGAGCGCAAGGCGGACGGCACGCTGGGCGGCTACCGTCCCATCGGCAACACGCCGGCCTTCAACATCGGTGTGCAGAGCGAGTCCGTTCAGCACTTCAGCTCGGCGCGCGGAATGCGCGTCCAGGACCGCGATGTGCCGGTCCAGACGACCTACTCGGCGAGCTTCAAAACCGACGACATCAACTCGAAGAACCTCGCCGCGCTGTTCCTCGGCGATGCCGAGACGGTGTCGATTTCTTCGGCCACCGGTTCGACCGAAACGCTCAGCGATGTCGAGAAGGGCCTCACCTATCAGGTCGGCGTCAGCGCCGGCAACCCGATGGGCGTCCGGAACATCACGGTCACCACGCTAAAGAAGGGTGTGGCGACGCTCGTTGCCGGAACCGACTACACGGTCGACACGGCGCAGGGCACGATCACGATCCTCGAAACGGGCTCGACCGTCGTCGATGGGGACGATCTCGACCTGACCTACGATCAGGCGGCCTACAGCCAGGATCGTGTCGCCTCGGGCAGCACGGTGGTCGAGGGCGCGTTGAAGTTCGTCGCCTACAACCCGGAGGGCGAGAACAAGAACTACCTGCTCGGCGACGTGAAGCTGTCTCCCAACGGCGACTATGTCATCAAGAGCGACAATGACTGGACCGCGATGGACTTCAAGGTCTCGGTCAACACGCCGACCGGCGGCTCGGCCATCTACTGCGACGGCGCGCCGTACACCCCGTAAGGAACCTGACGCATGAGCGACATTGACGCGCTGCGCGCGCAGCTCGGGCTTCGCAAAGAGCACGTCAATGTCGCCGGGGGTGCCGGGTTCGATGTCGGAGGCGTGAGCCTCGACTCCATCCTGCGGATCTTCCGGCGGCATTCGACGCAGCTTCGCGACTTGTTCGACAACCTCGTGGTCGGGGCGAAGGTCTCGCTGGATCAGGCAAGCGCGCTTGGCGGCGCGCTGCTTTCCTCGGCACCGGAGATCGCGGCCGAAATCATCGCCGAAGCGGCCGGCTACAGCGAACCCGAAGCGGTCGCGCTGTTCCGGGAGCTCGGCGGCCCGATCCAGCTCGATGCGCTCGACAAGATCGCCGGGCTGACCTTCACGACGGAGACGCCGCCAAAAAAAGTGATCGAGACCGTCGCAAGGATGCTCCGCGGCGTCAGCCTGACGCTGATCGGGGACCAGGAAGCCTAGACGAGTGGCTGTGGGGGCTTCGCCGCAAGCGGAGCCTCCTGCTCGGCCACGGCCATCCGAACGCCGGTCTCTACCCCTTGGGGATGCTCAATGACGAGGCAGCCTTGGTAATTGACCAGCTCAACAGTCGAATGGTGTCGGAAGCCCTGCTGCTGCAGGGCGCCGCTGCTTCCGTGCTGTCCAAGGAAGGCGGCGAGCACTTCATGAATCTCGTCCGCAGCCTGAACGAGGAATAGGATGGCCGCACGCGACATCCAGTTTGTCGTCAAGGCCCGCGACGAGGCGAGCCGTGCTTTCGACACGATCTCGCAGGCACTGGCCGATCTCGTCACCGCACAGGGGCAGCTTGGCAGCGGCAGCGGGAAGGTCAACGCGAACCTCTCGCAGATCATCCAGACGCTCGGGCGCTTCGATGCCGTTTCGAAGACGATCTTCCAGTCGTCGGATCAGGCGACGGCAGCGTTCGACCGGCAGTCCGCGAAGGTCCAGCAACTCGAAAGCAAGCTCGCGAACCTGAAGGCGCAGGCCTCGAGCGCCGCCGGCGCGATGGCGCAGATCAAGGGCGCCGCCGCTGCGACGGGCGGAACGGCGGATGCGGCATCCGTCAAGGCGATCGAGACCGCGCAGAATGATCTGCAGCGGCAGATTCAGCGAACGACCAAGGATCTCGACAACCAGCGCACGACGCTCAACGACCTGCGCAACGAAGCGCAGAAGCTCGCATCGCTGGCGAACGCGACCGACGCCGCAGGCCCGGGCGTCCAGAATGCGCAGGAGCAGGCCGCTGCCGCGAAGGCGATGGAGGAGCAGGCCGCGGCGGCCGAGCGCATCCGTGACCAGCTCAACCCGACGCTCGCGATCCAGAAGCGCTATGCCGCCGAGATTGCGGCGATCCGCGCGAACACGCTGCTCAGCGACAAGGAGCGTCTCGCCGCCGAGAAGCTGCTGAACGCGGAGATGAAGCGCGAGATCGCTTCCGCCGGCCGCGGCGAAGGCGGCCGTCCGTCCTTCCTCGGGCTGAAGCCGTACGAGCTCACCAATCTCGGCTACCAGGTCAACGACATCGTCTCCGGCCTCGCCTCGGGGCAGGGCATCATGCAGATCATCGCCCAGCAGGGCGGCCAAGTGCTGCAGTTGATGCCGCGCCTTGGTGCGTCAGTGTTGGCTGCACTGACCAACCCGGCAGTTCTCGCCGCAGCAGTGACGTTCGGCACGATTGCATACGCGATCAAGCAGGCAGCCGACCAGGCGGAACGGTTGCGCCAGATCGGCGCTGTGCTGCGGGCGAACGCCGACGGTGCCCGATACAGCGCCGATGCGATCAACGACAACGTCAAGGCGCTCGAGAACTACCATCTCAGCGCCGAAGACGCGCTGACGATCAGCAAGACCTTCATCAAGGAGGGTCTCAATCCATCGAAGTTCGAAGAATTCGGGATGGCCGCGAAGGATATGTCGCGGGTCTTCGGAACGGACGTCAAGAAGGCTGCCGAGGATCTCGCGACCGCATTCAACGGCGGCTACAACGCGCTCGCGAAGTTCGACGACGAAAACAACATCCTGACTGCCGGACAGCGCGACACCGTCAAGAAGTTGATGGAAAGCGGGCACGCCGCCGAGGCGCAGAAGATTGCCTTCGACGCGCTCCAGAAAAAGATCCACGCGGCCGCCGAGGAAACGAAGGGGCCGTGGACGCAGGCACTGGACCGGATGTCGACGTCCTGGGAGCGTGCTAAGCACGGCCTCGCCGACAGTGGCTGGTCGAACGTACTGCTGCATGGTCTGCAGAACTTCGCCGACCGGCTGAACCAGCTCGCGGACGCGATCGACCGGGTCAACGAGGCTGACCGGCGATATGCCAACCGCAACTCGACGGTCACGGTGGATCTGCCTGCAGCGACACCGGCCACTCCGGAGCAGGAAGCCCGCGCCCGTGCTGCGGCACAGCAGCCGACGCAGGAGCAGCTCAAAGCACGTGACGCGGTTCGCGACGAAATCCGTCTGCAGCAGGAACTGGCAAACGCGACGAGCGACGCCGACCGCATCCGCATCGCCGGCGAGCAGGCATACCGCAAGGCGATGGACGAGACGAAGGACGCGACCATCGCGCAGATGCGCGCTGACGCGGCTCGTCAGCAGATGCAGCTCGAAATCCAGCGTCAGCGCCGACAGTCACTGCTTGGCACTGCCGAAGGATTCATCGGCCGCCGAGAGAACAGCCGCGCGGACTCGGCGGTGCTGGAGTCGCTGTTCAACCAGTTCGGGATCAAGTCACCCAGCGGCGTAACACTGGATCCGCAGAAGGTTGCATGGTGCGCTGCCTTCGTGAACGCCGTACTCGCTGCGAATGGCGTGCAGGGCACAGGGTCACTGGCTGCCAAGTCGTTCAACAATTTCGGGACTGCCGTGACGCAGCCCGAAAAGGGCGACATCGTCATCATCAAGGGCGGCACACACGTCGGTTTCTTCGAAGGCTTCGCGGCCAACGGCGGCGTCCAGGTACTCGGCGGCAACCAAGGTAAACCGGGTCAGGGCGCCGTCTCCATCGAGACGTTCAACCGCTCGGCCGTCACCGGATTCCGGCGCGTCGGGAATGTTCCCGAGGGGAATTTCCAATCGGAATTCCAGGCCCAGCAGCAGCTGGCGCAACAGCAGGACAGCTTCAATCAGTCGCTGGCCGTGGAGTCGGCGCAGCGGCAACTGGCACTGAAATTTCTCCGTGACCAGTTGGGCGTGTCGGCCGAGAAAGTGTTCGCCTCGCAGCGCGAGCAGACGATCCAGACGGCCATCGCCGACAAGGAACGACAGGCCCGCGAGCAGGGTCTCGCGTTCGGCGACAAGCAGAAGCAGCAAATCCGCGACGAGATCGGACAGCAGTTCGACCTTCAGCACGGCGAGGAGCGCATCAATGCCGTGTTGCAGGAGCAGCAGTCGCTGCGCGAGGCACTGCTACAGGGCATCGCGCAGGCCGAGCAACGGGGCGATACGGCGACCGTCAATCGGCTGAAGGCAGCGCTCGGCGACA